CATAAAGTAGTTACTCGCATTTATACACACTTGCATATTTCACTGTTTTAGAGAAAGATATGAAAGGGCTATGTCTCCAGCCCTAGACGGCCCTGACTTCCCCTTAGTACCTCGGTTGGGGCCGTCATCTTTTTAACAATATAATTTTATACAGGATTAATGGAAACACTTTTAACACTTTTTGGTGCCAAGTGGTGCTGCGTATTTGCAAGCACCTGCGGTGGTTTAACAAACGGATTAGTCCATAAATGGACAGGATTAGCTATGGAGGCAAAGAATCTGGCAATTGCAGCAGCAGTAGGATGGATTGCAGCAGAATTTTTTATTCCAATGTTGATGGAACAAATTGAATTTGGGCCATATACAGCATTAACTATAGCCTTTCTCATAGGATATAGTGGTATTAGGCTACTTCCTCATCTAGAGAAGAAGATATTTCAAAAGATAGACAAGACTATAGACGACATAACAGACGGGAAATAATGGCAGGTTCATTTAAGAAGTATGATTCAAAGAAAAAATTTCATTCTTATAGAGATCAGACTAACCATAAGACTGCGGCAATACCTATAAATCAACTTGATTTAACAGCAGGTGGACACGCTGGAGGAGGTAAAGGGAGTAGTATAAAAAAATCTACTAAGTCAGATACTATAACTTCTGAGGCTAAGAATAAAAAAAAGAAGAAGCCAAGTCTAATGGCAAGAGCATTTAAAAGAGCATTTGGTTAGAAATGGAAGAAAAGGAGATAATAGCTCTTATACGGAGGCTACAGGCTGATCCTTTACTCTACTTTGACACCTGCTTAAAGATACAGAACTTTGGGACAGGTGAGCTTATACCATTTAAGCTAAATGAGGTACAGAGTATAATGCACTCCATGATGGAGAGACAGCTAAGGGAGCATGAGCACGTTAGGATGATTGTTCTTAAGGCTAGGAGATTCGGAATATCCACCTATGTACAAGGACGGTACTTCCGTCATGCCGCAATGAACCATAATAAGGTGGTACAGATCACCACCCATAGTAAGGCGGCTACAGATGTCATGTTTGCCATGACACGTACAATGGAACAGAACCTTCCTACAGAGGTAAAACCACAACTTAAATACAGCGGAAGGAGAGACTTACACTGGGGTAGCGAGGAGGGCGGCCTTAATTCGTCATACTCCCTATCAACTGTAGGCGGTAGAGAAGTACGTGGTAGTAAGATAGACTACCTACACTGTAGTGAGGTAGCATCTTGGACAGCAGGAGGGGAAGATTATCTATTAGGATTATTAAACTGTGTAGTTCAAGGTTTTAACACGGAGGCGGTAATAGAATCTACTGCACAGGGTGTTGGTGGTGTATTCCATGATATGTACTGGGATGCAGCAGAAGGAAACTCAGGATGGGAGAGTGTCTTTTTTCCGTGGTATATATACAGCCACTACAGTACACCATTTAGTTCAGAGGAAGAAAAGGAGAAGTTTAAGAAGGAGTTAGGACAAGATAAGAGGTATGGAGGAGAATCAGAGCAGTCATTACTAGGTATATCCTGTGAATATGATATAGGAGAAGAGGTAAAGAAGTTTGAGGTTACACTAGAGAACCTGAACTGGCGTAGGCAGTGTATCAAGACCCAGTGCCAGAATGATCTCAGGAAGTTCCATCAGGAGTTCCCAACGAATGCCCGTGAAGCATTCGTAACCACGGGGCGTGGTGTTTTTGATACTGATGTATTAAGTAAACTTGTTTTAGAATCTCAAAGACTTCAGAGAGAAAGACCATCAGAAGGATTCCATATTCCAGTACAGGCATGGAAGGAAAAGGGTGGGGAGAAGTATATAATAGAGGCAATGGATGAAGGAGAACTCCAGATATGGGAGAGACCTGTTCCTAATAGGGAGTACAGGATAGGAGCAGATGTATCTGAGGGTATAGATGTAGGCAGGGACACAGACTGGAGTGTAGGTATTGTATTAAATGCAACAACAATGGAAGAAGTTGCAATGATACGAGTTAAGATAGATCCAGATTTATTTGCATGGCAACTTGCAAGTTTAGGTAAATGGTACAATAATGCAAAACTACTTGTAGAAAGAAACAATCATGGACTTGTGACTCTGAAGTTCCTCTCTGATGTACATGTATATCCAGACATATACTCAGAGAAGATACTAGATGAGAGATCAAGTCGTTCAGCACGTAAACTAGGGTTCCATACCACAGTAAAGTCCAAACCTCTGATTATTGACTACTTAAAGGAGTTAATCAGGGAGGATGAGATCAATGTCAGGAGTCCCAAAATTCTGGATGAGCTACAGACTTTTGTTAATTTTCCCAACGGAAGGATGGCAGCTCAAGCAGGATCACATGATGACTGTGTAATGGCTTTAGCAATTGCGTGTTTTGGGTGTAAGATGTTTCCAGCAGCACCAGAATGGACTAAGTCAATGAATAGGAGACATTGGAAACCAGAATTGAAGTTTTATCAACCATCTCAGTTATGAGTAACATAGTTCAGGCTGATTTTGGTAGGGGTATTATACCAAATGAAGACAGGTTCATTGAGGAACTACAACCGCTACTTGAGGATATGACTGATGTAGCCTGTGACAATCTTGGAGAAGAGCTAGGTTTTCTATTAATCCAATCACTATGCGTTTCACTTGGGAAGATAGCAGAAAACCTATCTGAACAGCTTGAAAACAAGAAAAATTATATACTTACTATGGAAAATGGTGATATTATAGACATAAACCTAGACGAAAAGGACTCAGAATAAGTGTTGCGGTTGTTAATATTAATGGTTTTAGTAGGATTCTCTGTGTCCTGTTCCAGTGAAATTAGCTGGCCTCCCGGTATGACCCCATTCTTTGCTGAGTGTGAAGGAGAGGCTGGTGTTTATGTGGACAAGGAGTATGCTAAACGGTATAAGGCTCGTCCATGTCCCGGTGGTTGGAAGTATTATGACAGAGGGGAACCTGTTCTATTTAATTAAAGAGTAATAAATGGCAAAAAATGAATTAAGTGAGGTAATGGAAGACCCAGAATCAGGGGTCGTTGCCGTTGCTGAAGTTAAGGTGGTAGAAGCAGAAGTAGATGACTTTGCCAAGGTAATACAAGAGAAGTTTGAAGAGGCAAGGGATTACCGCAGAGACCACGAACAACATTGGTTGGAGGCTTATGATGCGTACAGAGGAAAGTACCCTTCAAAGATATCGAAGGCACATGAATTGGCAAGCGAAAGGGGTATATTTGTTAATCAGACTAGGCGTAAGGTTAATTCAGCGAAGATTAAGATTAACACGCTACTATTTGAGGACGGGAAGGTACCATTTAGTATTACCCCCTCACGTAAACCAAGGTTCTTCCCTCCAGATATACAGGCACCACCAGACAGACCTGACATGCTTGAGGATGCGATTCTTGAACGCTCTAAGCAGATGGAATTCAAAATTAGGGACATACTTGAAAGGACAAACTATAATGAACAAGTTCAACACGCTATACACGAAATGTGTTTGTACGGTACGGGATGTACTAAGGGAATTTCCCTTGAATATAAAAATTTTCCTGTCTACACTACGGTTACGACTCCAGACGATATGGTCGCAGTTGAGTCGTTCCTTGAACAAGAATTAATGCCAACATGCAAGTTTGTCAGTATCTGGAATGTGTTTCCATCTCCAGAGGCAATCAATGCAGAAGATGCAGACTATGTTATACAGAGGTCATTCCTTAGCAAAATACAACTCAGAAAGCTCGCAAAGACAGCAGAGGGCTTTATTCCGGGGGCACTTGAGGAAGTTATTAAAGAAGAAATCGGTCTTGCCCACGGGTGGGACGACAGTGAACACCCCAAGAAGTACAACGAAACCTCAGCAACAAGACTAAAGAAGTTTGAGGTTTTAGAGTTTTGGGGCCGTTTAGATGGTCAGGATTTAGCACCTCATTTACCAATTGACTCAGAGGATATTCCAGATGCCATCCCTGTTGTGATTACTGCTATAGGTGATAAGGTAGTTAAGATTGCAGAAAATCCTTTTGACGACACCTTACCGTTCCATTTTTGCAACTGGCAGAAGAATCCAGAGTCAATATGGGGTGATGGCATTTACTATGCAATAAGAGATGCACAGGCAATATTAAACTTTTCATATGCAATGATGGTAGAGGGCAAGTCCTTATCAGCGGCCCCATTGACAGTTATAGATCCAAATGCATTTGAACCGGGTACAGACACAGAACAGATATATCCGGGTAAACAGTTCCGTGTAAAACCCGGAGCTTCAGTCAGAGACTCCTTTTCCTCAGTACAAATCCCAGATGTAACAAACGGACTACTTCAAGTAATACAACAGCTTGAGCGTGAAGCAGACCTAGACTCAGGACAGACGAGCATAGGTTATGGAGATATGTCACCAGCACAGACCAAGACTGCCACAGGGATGTCCATCCTCAATTCCAACGCAAACAGACAGACTGCAGATGTAGTCAGGTCAGTCTCAGGCATGATCACCAAGAATATTGGTGCAGTATACAGGTGGCTGATGGTAGACTCTATGGATGCATCCATTAAGGGTGACTATGAGGCAATATCAACAGGATACGAGCAGTATGTTGCAAAGGAAGTACATAATACCCAGTTAATTAATTTTCTACAAGTTGTGGGACAGATGCCAGAGATAAAGCAGTACCTTAAACAGGAGGCATTTACAAGACCACTCTTACGTGCTTTTAATATGGAGCCAGATAAGGTTGTAAAGACAGAACAGGAAGTTAC